TCGCAAAGTCCCGTGCGATTGGTTCGATGGATGAACTCGAGAAGATCATGGAACTCATGGGCCCGATCATCGACGATACCTCCCGCTCCATGGAACCGGCCATGCGCGATCTCGGGGACATGATCAAATACGATATCTCCCAATATTTCACAACTGCCCGAGTCATGCAGTACGTTGGAGCGGACGGTGTCACTCGACAGGTATTCGACTTCGATCCTGCTTCGATCGTACCCTCGCATCTTCCCGGTGAGAGTCCCGAGGAACCATCCGCAACTCCGAAGATGAAGCGCGCCAGGATCTTCGCGGACAATCTCCGCTTCTTGATCCTCCCCAACACCCTCCACGAAATGCAGCAGATGGTGATGAAGCTCGGTCTCGTGCAGCTCCGCAAGGCCGGAGTGATGATCGATTCCCAGACCATCGCCGAAGCCTGGAACGTTCCGAACTACGGCACGATCGAAGGCAATACCGTCCTCGATCGCTGGGAGCGCGAACAGGAGATGCAGCTCGAGCATCTAGTTAAGATGCAGCTCATCGCCAAGGAACTTGGGATCGAAGTACCAGGCGGAGGAGGAAACGGTGCGGGACCTCCGGGAGCCGCCAAGCCCGGAGCCGGCAAGCAGAATCCGGAAGGCCGGCCGCCGACCGGACAGGCTCCGCCGCGTCTGGTTAACAAAGAGGGTGGAGCGCGTTCAACCATCACGGAGAGTCGCTAATGCCACAAGAACTAGCTAAGGCCGAGAAAGAATCCCGTGGGCGTAGCTGGATCACCGCTCGCGAAAAGATGGCATCCCGCCGCGCAGGAAAAATTCCTGAGGAAGCTCTGGAGGTCGGCAAGGAAGAAACTCGCAAGTTGTCTCGTCGCACTGCCGAACTTGCGGGCGGCTATCGAAAGCGGTCCCGCAAATGAAATCCTCTACTGCAACCCGGAGGGAGTCCTCGACCCCCCACATACGGGATTCTCAGGTTCTCGTGCGTGAGCGAGGATTCCCTCCGACCATGGACATCGCTTCCCTTCTCCATTTTCTCCGTGATCAGCGCTCGACCGGGAAGCTCATGGTGGATATGAACCAAGGCGGGATCGGTACGATCCGCTTCCGCGAAGAGGTCCACATCGTCCCCAGCGAAGATTTATCTTGACAACTCCCTACTTCCAGTAGTTCACTCTCCACCAGGGTTCCAAATTGAGATTGTCCCCTCCACACCTTGGGGACATTCCACCATGCGGCCCGGGATTTCCGAGTCCCACTTCATCATCTAGCAACTCGGACTTCCTGGGCCATTTTTATTTCTAACGAAAGGAGCATGCCATGAACGATCGGTTCGTAGCCAATCGCCGGAAGCGCCATCACAAGTAACACCGTCCTTAGCCCGGAAACGAACCCTCCGCCACGGCGGGTTTAGTGGTTCCCCGGACAAAAGGGTAAACCGAGGCAAGGACGGCTGGCTTACCCCTACCGTCCTTACCCCAAAGGAGAATCTGAATGAAAGGTCATGGAATGGGCCGCGTGAAGGGCGGCGGGTTCGTCGGCAACCTTGCAAAGCTTGGCGGCAGGCAGCGCAGGCTAGCCATGAAGACCGACATGCGTAACGAGCATTTGGTTCATAGCGATTTCAAGAAATCTTCGAAGCAGGCACACAAGAGAGTTTGATGGCAACTTCCGTCCTACAGCCCCCGCCCACGATGGGCGGCCCCGATACCGGCCAGGCGACTCCTACTCCGGAAACTCCTCCGACTAATCCTCCCATTGCTTCCCCCGCGCCGGCCAAGCCATCCCCGGGCCTGCAGCGCGATACCGTCAAGGCCATAGAATTTGTGCATTGGGCCCGCTCGATTGCATCCTCCTATCCTGCCGCTGCTCCGCATGTGGCGCGAATCAACAACGAAATCCGCGACATCATGCGGATAGTCATGGAGCACCAGGAAACTGGCGAGCCGGCCGCACCGCCGATTACAGGTTGAGGTGAGTTATGACCTACGCAGAATACTTAAAGTCGCAGGGAGCCAGCGAGGACGAGATCAAGATCCTCGACACCGCGGCCGGTCGCAGAGCCTACGACAAGATGGTTTCCGACATGACGGAGATCGTCAAACAGCGCGACACGATCAATGCCAGTGCGACGGCTCTTGAAACGCGCGTAAGCAACTACTACGAAGATACCAACAAAAAGTACAAGGATCTTCAGGACCGCTTGACGGTGGCCGAAGGGAACTCCGCTCGCTATCGTACTGCTCTCGTGGAGGCGCAGCGCCAGGGCCTCGTGGATGTGGCCAAGGATTTCGGATTCTCGGACGATGAACTCAAGGGGGCTCCCGCCCGCGCCAGTGGTGGAGGCAATGGCACTCCTCCTTCTGGTTTCGATCCCCAACAGTATTTCAATCGCGATGAAATTCTGAAAATCGCGGATGTCGAAGGCGATGCGATCGCCGCATCCATGGACATCGCTTCCGAACACGTTTACCTTTTCGGATCGCCTCTCCGCGGGTCCCGCGAGCTTCGCGAGGATGCCAAGCGCCGGAAGATCACCTTCGAGCAGGCTTGGATGGAAAAGTTTAACGTCGCGAAAGCCCGCGAGGATCGCAAGGCCAAAGACGTGGCGGAGCACGATGAGAAGATCCGTAAGGAAGCCCGGGCCGCAGCGGACGAGGAATGGGCCAAGAAGATCAGCGGGAATCCGGATCTGCGGATCCCAGAGCCTTCGATCTCGCCGTTTGCTCCGCGCACTGGCACCAATGCCCGCGTCGGCAAGCAGCCCTGGGAAGTCGGCACCCCCGAGCAGCTCCATGAGATGCGGAGCCAGCGTGGCACCGAAGCGGTTTTGAAGTCTATACGGCCCAGTTGAGTTTTTAGGAAGGGAGAACTTCGTTGGCAGACCCAACTTTTGATCAAATCAGCGCGGTAACGCTCGCGGACCTGCGCGACGACGTCCTCTACGATTGTTTCTTCGTGGACACCGCATGGCAGCGGAAAATGCGCGTCATGGGAGCCTTGGACGAGTTCCTTGGCGGCTCTGTGATGCAGACTCCGTTCATGTACGACCGCGTGAACGGCGGAGCCTATGCTCCTGGGTCCGATGTCACTGTTCTCCAGAAGCAGATTCTCGCCGCCACTGCGTTCGTACCGAAGGCTTACAAGGAAGACGTTCCGCTGAACCTATTTCAGACAAACGTCATCCAGGGTTCCGGCCCCGCGGTGAAGGTGAAGCTGGTCGATGCCTACATGGCCAATGCCGTTCAGGCTTTGAATACGGACATCGCCGTGGACTTCTATCGCCATGGGCAGAACATCTCCGGATCCAATCGCCAGATCTTCGTCAATGGCCTGTCGGAAGCCCTTAACGATGGGATCAATCCTTCCTGGGATGGCAACGTTTTCACAACCTACGGCGGGCAGCTTCGCAACGGCGTGGTGACCGTAACGCTCAACTCCATCCCAACGTGGGTTGGAGACCAGAACGGAAACACTGGCCAGATCACCTACAAGGTCGTAGTGGAAGCCTATCTCAACTGCGTGCAGCGTCCGGATACCGGCCTCTGTAACAAAGCCCTTTACGGTTACCTTCTCGAGCGCCAGGAACCCAAGCAGCGATTCGAGATGCAGCAAGACATCTCCATCGGCATGTCCGGCCTCAAGGTTCTGGACGGGATGATTTTTGAGGACAAGCTGGCTCCGTCCACCAAATACGGAACGATCCTTCCCTCTGGGCTCTCGCAGACAACTTCGATCAAGCCCGTGGCGTTCACGACTCCGTCCCTCTCCGCCACGCAGCGTGCGATTTCGAACTTCCCGTCGTCCACCTCCGTGAACCCGGGTGAGCCGTTCTTCTGGCTCCGCGTGAAGGGCTGGAAGATCCGCCCCTCCGCCGATCCGGAGTACAATTTCAATTTTACTCCGCCGATCCGTTCGCAGACGAACCCGGATCTTATCGTCATGTTCCTGAAGGCGGCTCTGAATATCTATACGACTTCCCCGCGCGACAACTGGCAGCTCGTCGGCGCTGGTTTCTGAGGAAGGAGACTCTCGATGAAGGGTTATGGATTCAAACAGGCCGACCAGCTATCGGCCCGATTCCTCAACGACGTCAACGACGCATCGGCTGGCGGGGCGATCGTCTCCCTTCCCGCTGGCGTAACGGGTCCGCAGGTATCCGCGACCGCTGCCGGGGATGCCATCATCATGGACGACGCCACGGCGGGAGCCTT